TATGCTAATACGAACTTCGCAGAACCTGTTACGGTTGCAACAACTCAGAACGCAACATATATTGCGAATACGTTTAGAGTTGAAACTGTAACATCCGCAACAACTCAGTCTGCTACATTTATCGCTAATACGTTTGCGACCGAGTCTGTAACGTCAACAGCAACTCATACCGCAACATATATCGCGAATACACGTATCACTGAGTCTGTTACATCAACAGCAACTCATACTGCGACTTATACAGCGAATACATCTAGAACTGAAACTGCGACACTTTCTGCTTCGCATTCAGCAACATTTATCGCCAATACGTTTGCATCTGAATCTGTCACGTCAACGGCAACTCATACTGCAACATATATCGCTAATACGTTTGCGACTGAGTCTATCACATCAAGTCATACACAGAACGCGACATATATTGCGAATACGTTCGCATCTGAGTCTATTACTTCAACTCACACTCAAAATGCCACATATATCGCCAACACATTCGCGTCTGAGTCTGTCACATCGACTGCTACGCATACTGCGACATTTACGGCTAACACATTTAGAACTGAAGCTGCGACAGCAACAGATATCGTTTCTGCTCAGAAATTCCAGCTTATTCCAAATATCTATGTCAAGGTTCTCAACGCAAACAGCACGATTTCTTCGATCAGTGGTTACACAGTTGGAACATACTCAACAGTTCCAATCAACGTATTCGATGGATCACCAAGACTCGTGCGCACGGGAACAGGAAACTCCAAGTTCGCAAACGGTCTGTTCACAGCCAACAGCGGCACTATCTCAGTTGGTGGTACAGGATCGAACCTATATATCATTACGGTTCCAAATTCACCAACACCTTCCGATTCGACTTATCAAGTCAACGCGATCTTCTCGAATACGGTCTTTACTCTGCGCAACAATTATGTCCCAACAACTGCAAACGGACGTATCTGGTTTGGCGCTTAAAACTAAGTATAAATACGGATAGGAGTCATTATGACAGAAAAAGTTTACACATCAACTCATGCAGACGCCACAGTTATTAGAGGAGCAAAGAACGTGGAAGAAGTTAATCTAACAGGTAAGTATGTCGCACAATGCTTCGACGTACATGGAAATCTTAAGTGGGAAGAAAAGTTCGACAATCTTGTTACAACACAGGGTAAGAACCATCTCCTAAACACATATCTTGGTGGCTCGTCATATACAGCTAAGGTATTCCTTGGTCTGATCAGTGCCACAGGTTACTCAGCTGTCGCTGCTGGCGATACAGCTAACTCACACACAGGCTGGACAGAGTTCTCTGGTTATTCACAGTCAGCTCGTGTTGCACCAGTATTTGCTGCCGCATCATCCGGCTCAAAGGCTACTTCTTCAGCTGCTGTATTTTCAATCAGCTCAGCGAATACCATTAAGGGTACGTTCCTTATGGCTAACACTGGAACTGGTCTTGCTGCTGCTAAGGGTGGATACTCTGGCTCGCTTTACTCAGCTGGTCTATTCACAGGTGGCGATAAGACAATTGCTTCCGGTGACGTTGTTAACATCACATATACTGCCTCTGCATAATGACTGTTTTTGTACCTCGTCACTTTAGAATCCATAATGCGATTCAGTTTTTCGAATCTGTAAGTGAAGCGAATCCAACTCGCTATTACTTCTATATCGGAAAAAGCTTTGCATATGCTAATGCTGTGCCTCTTACAGGCACAGTAAAGCTGACGAGTACAAGCAACACTATCGTAGGTCAGGGAACATATTTTAACAACTCTGCAGAAGTTAAAGTTGGGGATCGCATTACAGTAACAGGGCAATATGCTTCTGGTAATACTGATCCTCATGTCATGGTTGTTCAGCAAATTCTTACTGGACAAACTATGATCGTAAGTCCCAAGCCAGTATCAACGATCACCACTGGGGCTAACGCATACAATCGTAAACTATGGTCTGAAAGCACCCCTCCAGTTCCAAACAATAACATTCAGACTGTCTATTATGACATCTGGCGTAATATGATGTCTGCGAAAAGAGTTCAGCAGTCAGACGTATCTCATGTTACAACTAGATACGATTGGGCTAACAACACATTTTATTATGAGTACGATGATCTTGACGTAGATCTTTATAACAAACCATTCTACACATACACGACTGATCATAACGTATATAAGTGCATTGATAATAATCGTGGCGCTAATTCTACGTCGATGCCGACAGGAACAAGCACTTCAATTATCAACACAGCTGATGGTTATCGTTGGAAGTATATGTACACAGTTTCAGCTGGTGAGATTCTTAAGTTCCGCACAACAGGATATATCCCTGTTAAAACACTAACAGCAGACGACGGTTCCGCACAGTGGACTGTGCAACAGAACGCCATCAATTCTGGTAATGGTGCTATTCATCATATCCATATTATGGCTAATGGTCATGGTTATCTACATACTACAAACACATTTGTCAGCGTTACGAATACAACTTGGATGAAGCTAAGACCAACTGCTTCAGGAATTGACGGTACATACGTTGGATCTGGTCTGTATATCAGCGAAGGTGGTGCTGCTGGTCAATATCGTAAGATCGTAAAGTATTGGGGCGCTAACAATACGCTTATCGTAAACAGTGCATTTACTGCTACACCAAACACATCAAGTCGTTACGTCATTTCTCCTCTAGTGACGATTGCTGGTGATTCTGGTGGAACAACTAGCTCGCGTGCGACTGCGTATGTATCTAACACATATCTAGGTCAAGTTCGTAAGGTTACGATGATCAACTATGGTCGTTCGTATTCAACAGCCAACGTAACTTTTTCAGCAAACTCTTCGTTTGGTTTTGGTGCAGCTGCACACGTTATCATTTCACCTCTTACTGGTCATGGATCAGATCCTGTTGACGAATTGTTTGGCACATCTGTTATGATGAACGTAAGAACATCAGGCGGCGAATCCAATACATTTACTACGAACAACGATTTCCGTATCATTGGTATTGTTGCTGATCCTCTGCTTGCAAATGGCACAGCTGCTACTGCTTCTGTTGTAGATCAGACGACACGTTTGAATGTTGAATATGTCAACGGCGACTTCATTGAAGACGAAATCATCACAGGAACAGTAAGTGGTGCCAAAGCTCGCCTCGTGTATTTCGCTAATACGAACAACGCAAGATCAGAAGGTACGCTGAAAGTCATTCGCGTAACAACTAACGGAATTGGTGGTGGATTTAGAATAGGTGAACTCGTTACTGGATCAGAATCTGGTCTTACAGCAAACGTAGTTTCAGTAAATCCTGGCGCTCTAAAACCGTTCAGTGGTTATCTCATATATACTGAAAATAGAGAACCTGTTCTTCGCGATCCTGCACAGACAGAAGACTACAAATTGACTATCAAATTTTAATCGGAAGGTATCATGGCCGGAGAAGCTAATAACGTCACGCTCTCAACGAATTTCAACGTAGCACCTTACTACGATGATTTCAATGAGTCTAAAAACTTCCATCGTGTTCTGTTCCGCCCTGGATTGGCTGTGCAAGCTCGCGAACTTACGCAGATGCAGACGATCCTTCAGAATCAGATTGATCGTTTTGCTTCTCATATGTTCCAAGAAGGTTCGACTGTTCATGGTCTGGAAATGTATTATGATCCAGACTACACATATGTCAAGCTGCGTAATAATACGTCAACAGGATTAGATGTAACTGTCAGCAACTTTTCGAACACTATCGTAAAGGGTTCTACATCAGGCGTTCTTGCTCGCGTCGTTAAGGTTAACGATGGCTCGGAAGCGAACACACCTAATTTCAAGACACTGTTCATTAAGTATATTGCAGCCAACACATCAACTGGTTATCGCTACTTCGCAAACAACGAAGTTATCAATACTGTTGGCGGAACAATTTACTCAGCAAATACAATCACTGCTGCTCAGGGTGGAGCAATCGGACGCGGCGCAGCTGCAAAGTTCCAGGCTGGTGTAGTATTCGCAAAGGATCACTTCATTCGTGTTCCAGAGCAGACTGTTATCATCAGCAAGTATGATACTTCTGGATCTGCTCGCGTAGGCTTTGACGTTGCTGAATCTATCATCACAGAAGTCGACGACTCTTCTCTGCTTGATCCGGCGTCAGGTTCATATAACTATGCTGCTCCAGGTGCTGCTCGTCTCAAGCTTGAAGCGCCTATCCGTGCATATGGCTTAACAACAACTGTATCAAACACATTCGTTGAGCTGATGCAAGTTAAGGGTGGCGTTGTTCAGTCTGTTTCGAATCGTACACAGTATGCACAAATTCGTGACTACATGGCGCAGCGCACATACGACGAGTCTGGTGACTACATCGTAGAAGGTTTTGCTGTTAATGTTCGCGAACATCTTAAGGCGGCAAACAACGGTGGATTCTATACGCTCGCTGAAGGTGGTAATACTTATCAGCTTGCTGTTGCTACTGATCCAGGTAAAGCTTACGTTCATGGATATGATATTGATCGTATCGTAACACTAGTTAAGCCTACTGATAAGGGTATCGACTATCAGTTCGTTGATTCAGCAAAGACTCTAGCAGACTATGGCAACTATGTTATCGTAAACAACGTTGTTGGTAACTGGGACGTAAATCAGCAGGGTATCGTTTCTCTGCGAAACAGAACTGCTAACACTCTAGGATCTTCAAACACTTCAGGTCCTACACGTCTTTCAGATAACTTCCTTGGTGGGGAAATTGGTAAGGCTCGAGTTCGTGGTATCGAATACTACACAGGCGTTCCAGGAACAGCTGGTGGTCAATATAAGCTGTATCTAACAGACATCAACATGAACGCTGGATATTCATTCAAGAATGTCAAGTCGTTTGGTTACAATCCAGGCGTTGGTGGAGCTCTTGGTAAAGCCAACATCTGGGGAACAACCGACTCGCAGGTTGTGTTGAACTCAAATACTGTAGATTCTTCATATGATATCGCAGTATATCGTCTGCCTTCACTCGCAACAAGAAAACTGCGTAACGCAAGCGATGCAGTCAACAATGACTACTGGTTCTATAAGTCATACGATTTCTCATTCGATACTTCCGGTCAGTATTCCCTTTCAACTGGTGATTCGACAGAAAGATTCACAGGTTCTGCTGGTGTTGCACTAAGCGATGACGCGACTCGCGAATATTTCTATGTTGTTGCGCGTTCTAACGCAAACACATATATCGCAAACACTGCTCCAGGAACAAACATCACGCTTTCAATCGTAAATGGTTCGAATGCTGTAACTGCTAGTTCTACTGTTGCTTCACGAGTAAGCCCTGGCGATGTTATCAACATCCACTCTGGTGGCGGCGATTACGTTGTTACATCTGTTAACGGTACAGCTGTTCAGCTTGCTAAAACAATCACAGGAGCAACTAACGCAGCACGTCTGTTCCACAAGAGATTCTATAAGGGTCAGGTCATTGACTTTGCCAACTATGGATGGGATGGTACACGTTCAATCACACCTTCTGGTACGCCACTAACAACTGCATTGCTTGATATCAATGAAACGCTCAAGAGTTCTCTTGATGCGTCAGCAGTTGTTAAGGTTAACAAAGTAGATGCTCAGGAAGAGTCAAAGACTGTTCAGCGCAATCGCTATGTTGGTATTCGTATCAACGCTGGTGGCGGAACATCTTATACAGCCAACACAACTGGTCCGTGGCCTCTAGGTCTGTCTGACGGATTCAAGCTCGTATCTGTTCGTAAGAAAGCTGGATCAAACTTTACAGCTACGACAGAAGGAACTGACGTAACATCCCACTTCACACTCGATAGTGGTATGACAGATAACTATTATGGTCACGCTAAACTCGTTAAGAAATCAACTAGCTCATTGTCTATTGGTTCTACGGATAGACTACTTGTTAAGCTTGACTACTTCACGCATTCTACTGGCGGTAAGGGTTATTTCTCCGTTGATTCTTATCCAGTCGACGACGTCAACGCTGGAACAGATACAACAAAGATTTTCACATACGAAATTCCGCTATACACATCACCAACATCTGGTGTTAAGTATGATCTAAGAGATTGTATTGACAATCGTCCTCGTATGACAGATACGGCTAACTCTGTTACTGCGCTTACGAACATTTCAATCAATCCAAAGACAGCAAACACATTCGTTCTTCCATCAGGCGGAATTCACTTCCCGCCAGCAGGTAAAGACTTTACGACAGATCTAACTTATTATCTACCTCGCATCGACATCGCTGCTCTGACTCCTAAGGGCGCTCTGCAGATTACTCGTGGTGTTTCTTCGTCAAGACCAGTACCACCAACTCCGCCTGAAGATGTGATGCCAATCGCAATGCTTAACATTGCGCCATATCCTTCACTCGCAGAATCAGTTGCTCGTCGTGTTGGTAGATCAGATCAGACAAATCGTATTCGTAAGATCAGTAATCGTCGTTATACGATGAAAGATATTGGTCAGATGGCTCAGCGTATTGACCGTCTCGAATACTACACATCTCTGAATCTACTAGAAAAGAGCACACGCGACCTTCTCGTTCAGGATGCTAATGGTCTTAATCGTTTCAAGAACGGTATGTTGATTGATGCTTTCGTCAATCATGCTATTGGTAACGTGTTTGATATAGACTATAAGATCACTATTGATCCTGCTGCTGGTAATATGCGTCCGCTGCATACAGTTGACGAAATCCCACTTGTCTATACTTCAAACTCATCAAACGTCGTTCGTTCTAACGTAACTCCAGCGGGAGTTGCTAAAGATCAGCGTATCACATTGACTGCGACTCCTTCTTCAGCAACATTTAATGTTGGCGCTATCGTAACTTCTGGTTCATTCACAGCTACGATCCGCAATAAGGTTGGTGCTCGTATCTACGTTGAAGATGCAACTGGCACGTTTGCTGCTTCTGCTGCAATTATATCAAGCGATGGCGGATCAGCTACTATTTCTGCTGTAAAAGCAATGACAAGCCCAGACAATCTGGTAACATTGCCATATTCGCATAAAGTCCTTGTAAATCAGCCATATGCGACAACAACTCGTAACACAGCTGGTGGTCAGTTCAAGTTCAAGGGTAATCTAATCCTTACACCAGACAGCGATTACTGGTGCGATACTGTTCAGGCTCCAGATTCTAACATTACTCTGGATATGAACACAGATGCGTGGAAGTATCTTGCTTCTACGTGGCCTGCAACATGGAATGCGCCAATCACTTCATTCGTTGGTCAACCAGTTGTAAATCAGGTTACAGTTAATGGTAGCAGCCATCAAGAGTGGAGCGGCAACTATCTAAACACATATCAAGATTATACAACTACGACTACGACAACACAGCAGACCCAGACAACTCAAACTGGTAATCAGACTGGTGTTGCTATCAATACTAACGTGCAGTCATTTGGTAATTTTGTTAAGGACACAAGTATTGTTCCTTACATGCGCACACGAATGATTTTCTTCAAGATGGTTGGTATGAAAGCTTCTAGCCGTCTGTATGCGTTCTTCGATGATGTGAATGTTTCAGACTACATCACAGTTCTAACACAGTCTGAATATGATAGTGGTCTGCGCGATGCAAACGGTAACCCAGTAAAGCCTGCTGCAACAGAAGGTGCTGCGTTCTATTCAGGAACAGATGGAAATGCTTATGGCGTGTTCCGTCTGCCTAACGACGCAAACCTAAGATTCCGCACAGGAACTAAGCGTCTAAGATTTGTTGATAATCCAACAAACTCAACGACTCAGGGTCAGTATACAACTGCTGCAGAAGCACAATACACAGCAGAAGGTCTGAAGTCAAACGTATCTGCGTTAACAGTAACAACTAAGTCTGTTGAAATTACTCAAACGCAGCTAGTTAAGACGACATACGGTTCTACCAGCTCAGCTACATCTGCTTCTGGTACAAATCTGATTTCTTCAGAATACTTCGATCCGCCACCAAACGATCAGGATCCGCTTGCACAGACGTTCCTTGTAACAGGTCGTCAGTCTGCGAAGATCAACACAAGCGGTATGTATCTAACGAAGTTTGATCTATACTTCGCTACGAAAGATAGCACACAGCCAGTTGTTGTTGAATTGCGAGAAGTTGATAGTCTCACAGGAAACATTACGAATCGCACTCTGCCATACGCTCGCGCGATTGTTTCTTCAGATGATATCAACATCAGTGATGATGCTTCAAAGCCAACTCCTGTATATTTCCCAGCGCCAGTTTATCTTGCTGACGAAACAGAGTATGCAGTTCTTGTTCATCCTCTGACATCAAATCCAAACGTAACAGTTTGGACTGCTGTTCTTGGTGAAATTGATATCACTACAAAGACTCGTGTATCGCAGCAGCCAGCATCTGGATTCTTGTTCACTTCAGCTAACGATCGTCACTACGTTCCTGTAGAAAACGAAGATCTGAAGTTCACAGCATACTATGCGCAGTTCGATACTTCTGCTGCTGGTACTCTTATCGTTAAGAATCCTAATATGGATATCGTAACTATCGCCAACACGACAGGTCCTCTTGATCGTGCCGGCGAAGTTGTCCACGGTCAGACAAGACTTGTTGGTACATTTGCTCCAGGAAATGGACTACGCGGAAACGTAGCAACAAGTAACTCATTCGTTCAGGGTATGACTTCTGGTGCAACAGGAACTATTGTTTCTATCAGCACGAATCATGTTGTTGTTCGTAACGTATCTACGACAGCTAAGTTCCGTGGTGGTGAAGCAGTTCGTTTCCGTTTAGGTGCAAGTGCTAACTCATCACCTATCGCAGGTAACTCATCTGGTGGAATCACATCTGCCACATATCCTGTGGGTCGTGTTTACTATTATGACAACATCAACTACGCCAACACAAGACTTGTTATCGCTAACACTTCTTATGTAAACAGTGGTGCTGCGTTCGCTAACAATCGCTACTTCCTTGCTGGTTCTTATGTCAGAGGACAAACGAACGGATATAGCGCTCGTATCGTAGATTTCGTAAACATCACGATGGATAACGTGAATCTGATTACGAACATGATTCTGCCGTCTAACAATGATATCCAAGCATATGCTAAGATGGCAACATCAACATCTGCTCGTGATGCTTCGTTCTTCAAGCTGAACATCAATGGCGATACTGAATTTGCTGCACCAAGATATCGTCTATCGCGTAGCGTTGAATCTAATACTTCTGCTTCTTCATCAACGATGGCAACAAATCGTTCTGTAGAAATCAAGTATACCTTGAGCGGTCAGAACAAAGTTGCTTCGCCTGCTGTAGACTTGAGCCGTTTGTCACTCTACTCAACACACAATCTGATCAGCACAAACGCTGCTATCGGAAGTTCTGAAGATTATGTCAAGTCTGGCGGTAACTCGCAGTCGCGTTACATCACTCGCACGGTAACCCTTGCGGATGGACAGGATGCAGAAGATCTCCGTGTATATCTAACTGCCTATAAGCCAAGCGGATCAGATATCAAGGTTTACTACAAAGTTCTTCATGCGGATGACAGCGATACATTCGGTGATACACGTTGGGTCCCAATGACACTAGACTCAGGTCAGGGATTCCTCGATTCAACAGTATATTCAAGCAGTGAAGATAAAAACAACTTCATCGAGCTTGCATATAAGGTACCCGCATACTCAGCCACTTCAACTGCCCCATATCAGTTTGGCGCTAACAACTCAAACGGGGTGATTGAATATCGTAACACAGGAAAAGCTCGTTTCAGTGGATTTAAGTATTTCGCTATTAAGATTGTGCTTACAAACAGCACAAGCGCAAATCCACCGCGAGTAAAAGACCTAAGAGCTCTGGCACTACAGATTTAACATGATGAAAGTCGCTAAAGTAAAAGAAAACCCCGATCTTGTTCGGGATATGGAAAATCAGGCAATCCTGAACACTAATGTTGATGCGCTTTTGGCATATAAAAAGCGCCGACAGAAGGAAAGGGAAATCAGCGATTCGCTGACTGATATAAATAACATGAAGCAAGATATCAACGAACTTAAGACGCTTATGCAGCGCATTCTAGACAAGATAGGATAAGCAATGGCAGTACTCGCTAACGTAGCCCTTACTAATACCTTCGATACGTGGCGTCTTCGTACCAATGCGCTGCTGACTCGTGTTAATCAATTTACAATCAACGAGTCTGCTTTTTATGCTAATACGCTGACGGCCAACGTTCGATTCGTTTCATCTGGTTCTACCCGACTAGGTACGACCGGTTCGAATAGAACTATTGTTAACGGACTTCTGACCGTTAACGGCAACATCACGATCTCCGGTAACACTTCGCTAAACGGAAATATCAACCTCGGTGATGCTTCTACGGACCTTCTGACTGTAACTGGTCGCGCTACTGTCGGACAGAATCTAACTGTTTCTGGTAACACGACTTTCGGTGGCGCTGGTAAGGTTTCCAATACGACTGGTTGGTTTGGTGTTCTGGGTCGTCAATCTATTTCTACCAATTTGTTTGTTGGTGCAAATACGTTTGTGATGGGTAATCTTGGTGTTGGTTTAACAAATCCATCTGCTAAAATTCATTCTTATTCTTCTGCTGCAACAGCTAATTATATTATAGCTCAGCATTCTTCGACATATAATTCTGGCGTTCAGATGACGAACAGTCAGGGTACTTGGTATTTGTATACAGCTGGTTCTTCAAACCAATTTGAAATTTTTGGCGGAACTTCGGCTACTTCTCAATTTACAATTGCTCCATCTGGTGCAGTAACAGTAACAAGATCAGCTACGATTACACAGAATCTTACAGTTTCTGGTAACACTACGATCAATGGCACAACAACTGATAAGTCGAACGCTCTTTCACAGACGCTAACAGACGGCGCTACAATCAGCTGGGATACATCCCTTGGTCGTGTTGCTACAGTAACTCTTGGTGGCGCTCGCACGTTGGCTGCTCCAACCAATCTAAAGGTTGGCACATATATTCTTAACGTTCTTCAAGATGCTACTGGCTCGCGCACGCTCACGTGGAATGCGGTATTCAAGTGGACTGGTGGTGTTGCTCCTGTTCTAACAACAACAGCAAATGCTCGTGATGTATTTTCGTTCTTTTCGGATGGCACAAATCTATACGGATCTTATCTCCCAGACGTAAAGTAAGGGCAAAATGTTTCTAGCATTCTTACCAAGACCAACAAGAGTTGTGACGATTTCTAGTCCAGTAACAGCTGGCTATAATCTGCGCACAGCTATAGGTAGTCCAACATATCCACTGAATCTGTTGTGTTTCATCAATTCTACTGTAACATCTGATAAAGCAAATACAGCTGCGTTCGACGTTGGTTCTGGATACGCTGGCGGATCATATGTTTACGTTAAAAACACTAGCACTATCACTGGACGTCAAGGAACACTAGGTTCTACAGGATCTGCTGGAACGCCTGGATCAACTGGTTCTACAGGATCAACAGGATCAACAGGTGGCGACGGAAACGGTGGAGCTGGTGGAGCTGGTGGAACTGCTACTACTGGTGGAGCTGGTAGCGGTGGATCTCCAGGAGCAACTGGCGGAACAGGCGGTAAAGGTGGAACTGGTGGCACAGGAATTGCTGGCGGCACAGGAGGAACTGGTGGAACAGGTGGTGTTTCATTAGCAGTTCCAGTAAATGCTGGAAGAATTCTTATTCTGGAAAATACCGGAACGATTGTTGGTGGTAAAGGTGGAACAGGCGGCACTGGTGGTGTTGGTGGTCCTGGTGGCGTAGGAGGACCAGGTGGTCCTGGCGGGGCTGGAGGAAACGGCGGTGGAGGAGGTGGTGGCGGTGGTGGCTACTACAACTCCGGTAAAGGTATTGGTGGTGTAGGCGGCGGAGGCGGCGGCGGTGGTGCCGGAGCTGCGCCTGGTGGTGGTGGACCAGGAGGCGGTGGTGCTGCTGCAGGTGCTGCAGGTGGTGCTGGTACTACTACAACTGGTGGCGGTGGAGGTGGCGGAGCTTCCGCTGGTGCTCCCGCAACTCCAGGAACTGCTGGTGGCGGTGGACCGGGAGGCAATCTAAATGCTGGTGGAGCTGCTGGAGGTAACTCAACTGCTGCTGGTGGACCAGGAGGAGGAGCTGGAGCCGTTGGTGGAACAGGACCAACTGGAGTACAGGGTATTGGTGGACCTGGTGGATCTGGCGGACCAGGAGGAACTGGTGGACCTCGTGGAACAGCTGTAAGCAGTAATACATATATCACAAAGTGGGTTTCCGCTGGAACGATTAACGATGGAGCTCTTGGTACAACTGGTTCAGCAGGATCAACTGGACCACAAGGAGCTGGTGTACCATAATTATTAGGGAAATGAAATGAATATACATTACAAGATTGTTGAGATTTGGCCTGATGATCATTTGATTGTTGCTAGATACTGGACCGATAACGTAACAGAACAGTTCTTATCAAACTCTGATAACTATCTTCCAGATGGATCACCTGCTCGTTGTCGTTCTGATATTTCGATCACGCTCCCTGTGCCTACTCCAACAGGCGAAGATCTTGAGAATATCATTCTAAGAAATGCTCCAACATATTGGCTTACTGCTCTAGAAGCAGTTTTCAATCCAGACATTGATACCAACATGAAGCATATCAAAGAAATGGTTGGCAAGACGTTTACTAGAGATCTCAGCGCAGACGATAACACTTCTACGCAAGTTCTCACCGATGACGAAATCAGAAAGCTTATCGAGAAGTTTAGCACAGATAACAAAAATGACTAATGGAATACGTTCTAGTTTTCATTCTATGGACCTTCACTATCTACTGGATGCACAGACTGGCGCATGTATGGAAACCCATGCGTCAGTTTCATGTTGATCATCATAAACAAGTTACCCAACAAACGATCAATGGGCTAAACTGGCGCAATGCCTTTTTATTCTTCGACACTTGGAAAAGTACCCTAGATCAGTGGTTTACAGAAGTCATCCCAACCGTTATAATTAGTGCTGTAACTGGTCATTGGTGGCTGGCTGTGGCGTATTATGTTTGGGCTGCTTTCATTCAAGAAGCTATCGAGCATAACAGTAAGATCAATCTTTATCCGTTCATTACGAGCGGCAAGTGGCATCTCATTCATCACCAAGATCCTAATAGAAACTATGGTGTGTTCATCCCTCTTTGGGATTTGATATTTGGAACTTGGCAGGGATTCGATGGCAACCGAGAACGATTGGATAGACAGTAATATCGTCGAACGATTACTGATACCTGGTCTTCCGTTCGACGTTCGTCTCCGTCCATATCCTTTTCGTGAAATGAGTTTTCAAGATGCTGCTGACTACACAGCAAAACGTATCTACGAAAAGAACAAGAACATCTACGTCTCCCTCAGCGGTGGAGCAGATTCTGAATTCGTAGTCCGAGTATTTCATCGGAACAACATCCCCTTCACTCCCATCATAGTAAAGACTTCCGGTAACTTCAAAGAACTTATCTGGGCGTATAGAGTTTGCGATAAGCTAAATCTCAAGCCAGTAATTCTAGAACTAAACGACGGAGAGTATCTTAAGATTTTCTATGAAGACGTGATCAAAAAGATTCGTGGATATGGTATCTTTGCTGTACCTTCGATCTATGCGTGTAGATATGCAAAAGAAAACGATGGAGTTCTTATCATCGGCGAACATATGATCGAAGGTGAAAAGGAAGACGATAAGAATGTGTTGCGTATTCGTCCTGAAATGAATGAGTGGGATTGCTATAACGAAGCTACTGTTGGTTATGAATATAACATTCCGTTCTATCTGTACACAATAGAAATCTGTTATGCTATGTTGAACGCTATCGAAAATGATAGAGAACCTATGGATATGTGGAAATGCAAGCTATACAATATCGACTATCGACCTAAGATAGAATACGGATTCACTAAAGAGTTTAACAAGACAGCAGCTAACATCAGTGTGAGCGGCGGTATGCGTTCAGCGAATCCTAATCATAGCTTTGGTGATAGATTTGCTCTTATGGAGCTACTAGATCTTTGGAAAATTAAGTAATGCTGTATCCTCAACTACATTGTGGCTTTTATCTGTTCAACAATAGAATCTATATCAGTCGTCAAGATATGCTTGACGATATGCTTAAAGGTTTGGAGTTCAGAGAAAAACGCTACGGTATCCCCCACGACGTTAACATCCAGACGAAAAGAAGTATGGATGCTATCTACTGTTTCAATGAACCAACATTCAAGATAATTGATTGGGGTAAAGAGCCGACACAGTCATTGAAAGAGCTATATATCGAAAGATGTCAGCAGCTGCGAGATAAATACAACTATCTCATTCTTAGCTATTCCGGTGGAGCAGACTCACACGAGATTCTCTATACGTTTCTTGAGAACGACATCTTTATCGACGAAATCCAAGTTGTTCACTATACCAAAGCTCTAGAACGACTTGATCCCCATATTCTTCAGAACGATATAGCCTTACGTCAGCTTTTAGAATACGAAGTTATCGTAAAGCCTCAACTCAAAATCATCACAGAAAAAAGCCCAAACACGAAGATCACTTTGCTCGACGCATCGGACTTTACTGTAGATGAAATTCTTAAGAAACAGTTCAACTTCATGGGGATGGGTAAGTATAAAGAAACGAATTCGACCTTTGTTGCGCAAACAACACCGTTCACAAGGAATTTCTTTCAACAGCTTACCAACAACACGAACGGAAAGTTCAAAGACAAAACGGCTTTCATCCGTGGCGTAGATAAACCTGTATTGAGTATCCTGAACAATCACGTTAGATTTAGATTCAGTGATACTTCTATGCACACGGTCAAGATGATTCAGACGAAACAAGTAGACGATATCTACACGATCGAAAACTTTTTCTGGACTCCAGACTGTCCACTGATTCCTATCAAGCAGTCTCATGTCATTAAGAAAAAGCTAGAAACAGAAAAGGATTTCTATGCTTCGTTTATGATGAATCAGGAGCGCATCGCTGGTAATCAAAATCAGCTCGCGCGAAAGCACGATGACTCACAGAACATAAGTCGAAAGTATGACGAACTGATCTACTACTATTGGAACAAGAATATGTTCTTTGCTCCAAAGCACAATACGGAATCTCCAGAGTTTAAGCTCGTTTCATTGATCGAAAAGAACAATCATGCTATGAGCGCTTTGGAAGAACAGAATGCCTTTTACTACAAAAAGTATGCAAAGATTAATGAAAAGCATTTGATCAACAAACACATGTACACAGAACCATATATCATAGGAGAGTTAAATGTCACTTGGAATTAAGTCAGCTATTGTTTTCTTGGCGCTAACTGTTTCAGCAGCAGCACAACAAAAGCCAATTGTTGATATCTACACAAGTCTTCCTGTCGTAGGAACTGGTGGACAGATTGCTGTAGGTATTACTAGAATCTTGAATACAGTTCAAAACGAACGTGAGTATCGCTTAGGTGTGATTCAAGGCGCACAGGGTGACGTAGCTATGCTTCGCGCGCATACGGAAGCGCAAACTGGTAAGAATGTCATTCTTTACAACGGTGTGTCTACGTTCACTTTTAATGCTATCGAAAATCCAAGCCCTGGATTCGAACGTCAGACTGATTTCATTCTCAGCACTGGAATCGGGAAAAACACACTAGCTATTATGGTTCATCCTCAGTCGCCTCATAAAGATATCAAAGATCTTGTGAATCATATCAAGAACAAGAACGGCGAATCATTTATGGCATCGACGCTGACTTCGCCTGCGTCTAAAATGCTAAACGACATCTTTATGAAACAGTATGGTATTCCAGAGAACAAGATGAAGGTCATCAATTATAAGACCACACCTGAAATCAAGTTCGCTATCGAGAATAAAGAAGCAGACTACTCAATCTTTACGATTCCAGAGTTTGATCAGCTGAAGTTCCTTGCGGTTTCATCCCCTAAGAGGCTGTCGAACTTCCCGAATGTGCCTACAGGCGCTGAGGTTGGATTCAAGGAGTTTACATTAGAATCTATTCTGCTGTTTGCCGTACCCAAAGCTAATGCCAAGTTCCTAGACACATTCGAAGCTGACATGAAAAAGGTATGTGCTTCGCCTGATTTCGAGCCAATTGCTAAGATCAGAGCGCCACACATTTCTTACTGCATGAGTGGGCGTGATAGTTCTGAAGTAGTGAGAAACGAACTTGCTCTTATAAATAGAACGATTAAGAAATAAGGAGCTCTCATGGCTATTATCAAAATTCACAAAATCATCACAAAGTACCCAGATTCTGTGTTTCTTGACGGCGATGCGTTCACTGAAGAGCAGGATGCAGTATGGCAAGCCTACGTCGATAATTTCACTAGCACTCTGAATGGATATATGCCAAATACGTCTGTTTCTGTACCGATCGACGATAACACTATGATGTTATCAATTCGAATCAAAGCTCCAGAAGGTAAAGAACAGCTATACGCTGAAAACTACATGCGCGAAATTGGTCTTTCTGATAACGAGTATAAGAAAGCATATCTCAAAATGCGTTATGATATGGGTGAAAGAGTCGACGGATCAAAGACTGTTTGGCGTATAGAGTATGCTAACAATCATATTCAAACTTATAGATTTGGTCATCCTGCCGACTAAACGAACTTAGGTCCTACTGTCCAAACGACAATAGACTTACGAACGCCATTGATAATAGGTTTCACACGATGAAGAATAAAGGACGGGAAAAGAACTACCCGTCCTTTTTGTATTGGTACGGTAATCGCTTCTTCTTCTTTTCCGAGATTGATCTGAAATTCGCCACCTTCGAAATCGTCGTTAATCAACAAAGTTAGTGAGAGCTTTCGCATTTCACTATCAGCGCCGTGCTTTTCGCCGTATGCTACGTCCACATGAAAATCGTAACGACCACTGTAATCGTATGTGGTGTATTGGAATTCTGAGTAACCATTGAGATTAAAGTTATAGAACTGTTCGTTAGCAGCCTGAATAACAAAGTTTAGACGATCGAAGATCCACGCTGTTTCGTTGTTTCTTTTATGAAACTTAACATTCGATACGCGATGTTTTTCATGATCTTCTTTTGTTGATCCACCAAACGTCGTGCCTGTTTCTGTGCCGATAGCGTCACAGTATTCTTCGATAGTCTTTAGCTCTTCGTCGGTAAACGCATTATCCCAAGTGACATACGAATGGGTAACTTGCGAACGACTCCACGGATCATTATAGATTGTATTATACATCAGAAAGTTCTCCAATTACTAATAGGCTGTAATCCAAGTGGGCTTGGCGTCTGATCTTTATAAGTCAATACGATATCTGCTGCAAGACATATGCGATTCTCACCCAGCAGTTCGATAGTTGGATTACCTTCGTCAACGGTAGAATCTGACTGACCTACAGTATCGTGCGGGAGCGTGGAAGGAAACACAAACAACTGACCTTCTTTGGGAGCAAACTGCCAGCTGTATGAGTTGAATGCGTCCCAAATGTTGTTCTTGTTATTCCACTTTACACAGCCTGGATATGGCTCGTGCTTGCGTTCCATGTGATGAAATCTAAGTGGTCGCGTGAACGTGTCTGGGATGTTCACATAATAAGTGAAACTGATATGAGCGTCACCGTGCCAATGTAGGGGAGTTGAGTTATCTTTCTTGACATTTAGCC